AGTGTTGCTTTCGCTGTTGGAGATTCTGTACAGGTTGCACAAGTGGGTAGCGCCCAAGCAACAATCGTTGCAGGTTCAGGTGTAACTCTTCGTTCAACTCCAGGGCTCAAATTGCGAGCCCAATATTCGGCTTGCACAATCACCAAACTTGCCACAGATGAATGGCTTGTGTCAGGTGACTTGGACGACTAGTAAGAAAAGGTAGGATAGAGATATGGCGCAGTCAGGTTCAGAAAAGGATATCCCACGTAAAGACGAGATCCCCAACATTGTTGGGCAGACGACCACTAACGCTGACTCTCAAATCGTTTCCGCTGGGATGGTTGTAGGTACTAAAAGCACAACCAATACCGATAACAGCAGCCTTGAAAACACGGTCGCCAGTCAGGTAGATACTGCTGGGGATATTAAGTTGTTGGGTCATGTAATGGACTACACGTATTACAGTCCATTTTTCCCACCTTTCTTCCCTCCATTTTTCCCGCCTCACTTTCCTCCGTTCTTCCCTCCGTTCTTCCCACCTCATTTCCCACCGTTCTTTCCTCCGTTTTTCCCACCGTTCTTCCCACCTCACTTTCCACCTCACTTTCCGCCGGTCTTTATCCATTATCAGGATCCTGGGCATGAGATTGAAGGAAAGGATACTGAAGAAGAGTAACCAGGTGTACACTTGGCCATATGGAAGAATCCCTGATAGAACCCGGCCATTTTGGGGACTCATCTGACAACATTCTTGTTCTCTATGATTTCGTAGACCCTGTCGATCTCAGAATCATCCAAAGGTTTTTACCTACGATCAACGAATGGGATAACCCACGGGAGACCGAATACAACGAAGATGGTGAATGCATTTACGATGCTTCTTACTGGTGGGATCGCATGTGCAGCGCTTCAATTCTTGAAGAGATCAGCCCTGAGATTTTCGAGTTGATTGATAAATACATTTTAAAAATGCAGTTCGCTATTGAAGATAAGTTCAATCTCGCAGTTCATAAACGACCGCCGGTGCTTGTCCGTTGGCTACCAGGGAATGAGCAATTGCCGCATGCTGATAAACAGTTGAATGATGGCACCCCTAACCCGTTCCCTACTTACGACATAAATTCGATTATCTATTGGAATGAAGATTTCGAAGGCGGGGCTTTTTATTACCCTGAGCATGGCATGGTTTTACCAATCGAAGAAGGAATGGCTGTAGCCCACCCAGGGGACATCCACTATTTGCATGGGGTTCGCCCTGTTACTGATGGTGTCAGATGGACAACACCATCTTTCTACACAATCACCCAATTAGGAGGGGGAGAATGAAAGACATTGAGGCTTATCAAATAGGGCAACCAGGTGCTTGTATGACTCTTTACAAGAATCTTTTCCCAAGTGATCAAACATACCCACAGCGGTTAGAAGCGATCTTGACTGAAGACGACCCGTTTTTCAGATGGAACAATGCCAGAGTTGGTTTCGTGGAGGAGATGCTGGATTACAGGGACTGCTCTGATTTTAAATACGGTGGGACTAAAGGGATTAAGTTTGAACAGTTCACGAACCCTCCTGAAGAGTTCGCTGACGCTCGAGAAATCTACGACGAAGTCATGGGACCAGTCCATGCTTGCGTGGAACATTATTGCGAAAACCTAAATCTTGGGACTTTGGAATACTTCGAAGCGCCTAATTTCGTTAGATACAAAGAAGGCCAACATTTCCAAGTTCACCCTGATTGCGGGTTCTCATACACCTGCACAACTTCTGTCGTGGCTTTCTTCAACACCTGCGGCGAAGACTACACAGGCGGCGAATTGGTGTTCCCTTACCAAGACATAAAATTCACGCCACATGCAGGGGACATGGTTGTCTTCCCATCGAATTACCCTTACGTCCATCAATCCTTGCCCATTGAAACAGGCACCAAATATTCCTTAGTGGTGATGTATGACTACAACGATTTAAATCACCGCTCAGAGAACTTGACTCTTGAAACCCAAATAGGCATCGAAGACGCAACTGGACAAGTACAGTCAGCGAGTTCATGAAAGTAACACTGACTCGAACCCACCAGAACCCTCCTCAAATAACTCAATGTCGCCCGCGACGAGAGTGGATGGACGCGACGTATAAAAAACATGCCTACAAGTGTCTGCCTTTAACTGCCGCCAATGTCAATGGTTGGGAGTTAAGACTTCAACAAGATGTGGTAGTCAAATGGGATGGAGGGAACACGGTCCCCAAAGTCTTAAGCGGTGAAAAGATCACGCACACGTTAGAGAACGGCCACGAGTATGAACGCGATGTTGTTGTTCCGAGCATTATTAGCATCATGTCTTTCACTGTTGGGTGGGCTATAAACACACCACCAGGGCACAGTGTTCTGCTCTCAGGTCCGCCTAATTATTTTATTGATGGCGCCGTTCCTTTAACTGCAATGGTTCCTGGTTGGTGGCCAGATGAAGTGAACATGAATTGGATGATGACCACTCCTGGCAAAGAAGTTGTGTTCCCAGAGGGTATGCCGTTTATGTTTTTCCAGATCGTTGAAGACGATTTTCAGTGCGATGTGGAATTAGATGTTAAGAACCTTTGGGATGACGATCAGTTGATGGCGTCACGTCAATCTTATGGGAATGCTAAAACGGCTAAAATGAGAGAACAGCCATGGTCATGGATGGGGAGTGTCAGAACTGGCCTAAACGAAAAAGGTGAGCAGATAGGCCCCAAACATGAGGGGCACCCAACGCTTCAGGAGCCATAATGATCCGTGTTTTAGACAACGTAACACTTGATGATCTGACTAAATACCCTGAAGATTTTGAAGACATACTTAATCAATATTGTCTTGTGCTTTTCCCAAAGTTGAATGCTACAGAAAAGCAAAAGGATGTTATCGCTGAAGTATTTGGTTTGTCTTCACCTAATGATCATGTTTCTAGATATGAAGTTACTTATAACCACATGTTTAAAGTGATGAAAGACATGGGTAAAACCTCATTGGAAGATGCTCTTCTAGAGTCAAGAGGTCCTTATGGGGTCAAGTCTAATGAGTCTGTAAAGATGAATCCGTGGCACTATGAAAACAATGAGATGTTAAATCCACCCGTGCACGCTTTGTGGTCGATGGACAAGTTCCCTAAAGAAAGAGGGATTGGTAGAACTGGATTCATTGACGGCAGGTTGATTTATGACAGGATGCCTGATCATTTACGCGAGTTTTCCCACAGGGTGCAAACTGTAAGTATCCCAGGGTTTATGCCAGTGGACATTGACTGGTTTCGTGATCAGGCTTACAGAACAGTTGTCGAAGGGGAACCGTTTTGGATCCCGGTTCCTGGAACATCTGATGCGATAGTGGTGCACCCTAAACCGTTAGCAATGGAACACCCTGTCACGGGGCGATATGTGATTCGTTCGGTGACACCATTTCCTCCAGAGAGTAGTGGGCTGCCTAAAGAGATGTGGCGTTTAAAATGGCATGATTCAGAAATGCCAAAAAGTGATACATGGAAAGAAACTTTTGGGGCGGTTTATAAACACGATTTCGATCTTTATGCCAACGGAGGGCAACAATTCCTAGAAGAAGATTGTGATCCCCGACTTCTTTTTGATTTCAAAACGTGGTTGTATGAATACATAGAAACTGAAACAAATCAGTTTTGGTTGCAATGGGACGAGGGGGATTTGTTGGCTCTAGATATATTTTCTTTAATGCACGCAGCCGAAGGTGGGTTTAATAAAAATGAGAGGCTTCTAAGAGGGCGGTACTACTTCGGTAAAGGTTATACAGGAGATCCACACGGGAAACGTCCAGTTGCGGAGTTCATATGAAGATCCAAAACTTTTCGTATCTCCGAGTGGAAGACATTCTTGATGGTGCGGATGAATTCAGAGCGCTCCTGTTCAAAGAAGGAGTTTTGGCGTTCAGGGGTCTGAATCTGACAGTCCAAGACTTTGCAGACATAACCCAAGCACTTCATATATCTGAGAAGCCGTTAGAGGATTGGTCACGGGGCAAAGCCACAACAGAAGCCTTTCTTACAGCCGACCGACGTTTTGGGGAACCGATGTATGACCTCGAAGAACTAGACCGTGGGGATCTAACTGAGACTACGCCTGTGGAAGGAGCCGGTATAGATGAATACACATTGAGTGGTTCATTCATCCGTAGAAACGAAAACTTTGCCACACGGTTCGAACAAATGGCTAAGGGCGTGGGGACAGGTGGTAAACCGCCCAGCGAAGAAGATGTTCTTTACCCAGGGCAAAAAGAAGCGTCACGGCAAACAATGATTTTCTGGAACATGGATGATGCCTATAAACAGCATTTAGTGAGAACAAACGCCATTCATATGCATACCTTCACTGCTTCGGAAGGCGCAGGTGGTTTGGGCTTTGTTGACATGTCTGAAGCATTTAAGGCTCTTCCATCTTCATGGGTTGATCCTTTGAAGAAAGCACGCAAAAAAGAAACCCAGGTTTCTTATATGCCAGATGGGGTTACCCAATATCCTCACCCTGTTATTAAATCGCATTGGTATGCCTCATACCCTGTTTTGCATTCCACGGGAACCAACATCAGTAACCCTCAACTCCCGTTCGAGTTTGAGGAAGAATACATTGAACCCATGGAATTTTTTAAATGGGTATTCGATTATGTCGTCAATCCTGATAATCAACAGTGGTGGGATTGGGAACAAGGAGATCTTGTTATTTACGATGCCTATCGTTTGCAAACAGCGTGGGGCGCTGGGTTCGACTTAGATGAACTTGTTTTTGATCACATTAAGTATCACGGGGGAAACCAATATGCTGTCCAAACTTTACCCCCACGAGATCAGCAGTACATAGTTCCTGAAGGGCATTCATATCATGGTTGAACACTACGGGAACGGGGTTTCTCATTATAAAAACGTTATTGATGTCCCTCAGTCAATCATTGATGAGTTGCTGTATTTACGGGATGCTGAATTTGACGCTCAATATGAAAAGGATGGGGACCTACTTGTCAGCACACACACAGGGATAGCCGAAAATGCAAAAGTGGTGCTCGAAAAGCCTGTTCGTGTTCAAGTTCACAAACCTCCTGCTAAGGCTAGTAAAGAACATTATGAATGGTGGAAGTATGCATCCGATGTTTCTTGGGGGGTGTTACTTAAATATCTTGAGCGTTACCCACATTTGATGTCTCAGATTTGGTGGTGTAGCCGAGGACACACATTGGTTTATGAACCTGGTGCACGGTTACTAGCCCATCATGACAATGATGTTGGTTATGCATGGCAAGTAAATGAAAAGATTGCAGGGTTCACAGAAGTTTCTGCACAGAACGTTGTAAGCACCACGATGCATCTTTGTGATTCGGAAGGGGGCAACATGGTTTTCCCTTACCTAGACAATTTAGAAATAGCAACAAAGGCAGGGGATGTTTTGGTTTTCCCTGCTAATTATGTAGCCACTCATGGGGTAACGCCTGTCCAGGAAGGCAGCAGAAGGATCTCATATCTAACGTTTTGGGGGCAGGGCTCACATTTAATAGGTGGTGGTAACGTTCTCCCAGTCAGAGATTTTGAACATCGTGTAGATGACCCATTGACGTGGGTGAAAACCCTTCACGAAGATTTTATTGAATCATCAGGGTGGGATGACAAAACACTTTATGATCGTCACCCACAATGGATGTCAAGTAGAAACATCCCTGACCATTGGGGTGGTCATGACTGAGATTGAGCATTTCCAAAACGGAATTGCTCTCATTCGGGATGCTATGGAAATCCCTAAAGAGATAATTGATGAGTTGTTGGTTATTAGTAAAGGTCAATGGGGGCACCAGTACATGGTCGAAGGAGACAAGGTTGTAAACAAAGCAACCGGTACCCGAACTCCTATCGAGTTCCATGGGCAGGATCCAATCAGAGTCCAAGTCCACGCTCCACCAGTAATCCCACAAGTGGAATTTTGGGATGACTTTTGGCGAGAAGCCGCAGATGTTTGTTATGCAGCACTTTTGCAGTACATAGAAAAATACCCGATGATTCTTTCTCAACTTTGGTGGTGTAACCGTGGGCATGCTCTTGTTTATGACGCCCCAATGGGGCACCTCTTTGGGCATCACGACAACGATTGCGGGTATTCATTCGCTGCATGGGATGACATTGTTGGGAAGTCAGAATTAACTACTCACAACGTGGTTAGTACAACCCTGCATTTGGTTGATACACCAGACGGAGGGGGAGTGACTTTTCCTTATGCCGACAATCTTCATTTTCCTTGCAGGGCTGGTGACATTTTGTTGTTCCCCGCTAATTATTTAGGGGCGCATGAAATTGAATACGTTAATGAAGGGCACCGTATGTCTTACTTGACGTTTTATTGCCAAGGTTCCAACGAACCTCTTCGGATACCTCCGAATGCTGAACAAGCAGAGATTCTTTTCAGGGAACATCAGACTGAGGCTTCTCTCACTTGGTGCGACACAATCGACACTGACTTCATGGAGTCATCCGGTTGGTCATTAAAGCGGTTAGATAAAGAGCACCCCAATTGGTTGCAACGAGGACCAGGAGAGCCGTGGGGTCATGATTAGGGAGCATTTAGGTGGCGGTGTTGTTCTTTATAAAAATGTTCTTGATCTTGATTTTGATCGTTTGCGTTCTTTCGCTTTAGAACAAGCAGAAGCCGAGATGGCTGAAATGTACACGCCAGGGAAAGACCCACGTACAGGTGAAGAGGGTTACCTAAACAGAAACGGATATTTCTTTGACGCTAAAGGAATAGAGTGCATGCCTCGGCATTGCGCTTTTGTTTACTCCAACCCTGATCCAGACATTAAAGAAATTTTAGAAACCATTGAAACGACAACTGACAAATGTCTGACTGATTACATTGATCAGTTCTCTATAGCCGCAATGTCAGTATGGTGGAAAATAAGAGGACATATTCTCGTCTACCCTCCTGATTCGTTTCTCGGGCTTCATGCTGATACCAGCACTGATTACGCCTATGGGTCACCCCATCCGCCAAATCAAATAGCGACTCGAACGGTGGTTAGCACTATCACATTCTTTAATGACTCTGTAGATGACACGTCACAACTCGATGGCACAAATTTTATGGGTGGATGGTTAGCGTTTAAGTATCTCAATATTAGGTACAAACCACGCAAAGGTGATTTGATTGTGTTCCCCTCAAATTACATGGGGGCTCATGCTTGCGAGATGGTTAAAGGTGGCACAAGGTTTAGTCATGTCGGATGGTATTGCCAAGGGACCCCTAACCCAGAATTAGGAGAGAATGTAATTGACCCGGCAGAAGCCACGGAAGAAATGTTGGGACGATCAACCAACGTCTATTTAACTAAGCCCTTAGGGCGAGCGATGGCGGAAGTCTGGGCAGGTTTACAACCTGAACGTTGGGGTTACGGAGAAGACTAAGCAGTCTTCTGAAGAATTGTGAAACCGGCGTCGATCGGGAAATGAATTACTTCAGCGTTAGGAAGGTCTTTTAAGTCCCAATTGGGTTCCACATATTCATGAAGCAACATTACTGGTGCTTTATACATGCCTTTATTGCCGCTAGTACTAAGAACCACCATCACTCCGCCTGGGTTGAGAGTGGCCCACATGGCCTTTAGCCAGTTGTCGTCAGCGCCAAAAAGTAACGGTGCTTGAGTTTCGATGTAATCAAACTTGTCGCTGCTTGTACCTTCTAAAATGTCTAGTTGATCAATGACTTTGTATTGAGGGTTAGTTGCTTTCCAAACATCATCGGTTGCTATGTATCGTTCCATAATGTGGAAATCAAGACCGTTTACGAAAGCCACTTCTTTAGACCCGTCAGCCATTAAATCTTGAAGCCATTTGTTTGGTTCAGGGAAATGGAGCAAAGTTTTTGTGGGGTTGAAAAGTTTGTGAAGCATCAGTCTTAATTCCATGTGTACCCATAGGTAGGCTTCCCATTCTGGGTGCCTATTGCCTAAAATTTCGTACATGTGGAAATAAACGTCATGTCCGCCTGCGATAGAACGAAGGTCGGGGTTGCGTGCTTTTATGTAATCAGACCCTGACTTGAAGAAATCATCACGGACACCTTCTGTGAAGCCACCTTCCATATCGGTGTAACCAGTTTTGGAAAGTGCTTTAGCGACTATGTTCTTACGGAAAAGATCTGTTACGCCGAAAGGCATGTATTTGATAGTTGCCATTATGCTGCCTCCGCTAGTTTCAATAGCCTGAAGTGACGTCGGACTGTCTCTAGCAAGATTTCGCGTCTGTTGTTAAGCATCATTTCTGAAGCACTATGAAAGGCTCTGCCTACAGTTAGATCAGGGTTATCTCTCAACCCCATAGACCCGTCTTTGTTGATCATTGGGGCTAATACATTAGTAAGTTCTGTGTAAGGGAACATGTTGCGAGTTTCAGTTACGATGTCGTCAATTGTGGTGGAGTCAAACGAGTTTAAATCCATGCCTAGTATTGCCATTACATAAGCAATTTCGCCTTCCAGGAAAGCGATATCGGCGGCTGCATCGTAAATGTTCCCTTCGGAGCCGGTAAAAGATCGAGTGCTCATTCTGCTAAGTCATCCCATTCTGCGGACATGTCTGTTTTTATGTTCGCGTTCGTCTTTGAAGTTGTCTCAGGATTTGTTGGATCGATTCCGCCCATATTAAGACATCCCCAATAAATAGCATCGTGACTTTTAGCCATGTCAGGATCACCGGTTGTGCGGCCTCCTGTTTTGGCTACGTGACCAATTAGTTCTGGCACCCATTCAATAGGGTCTTGGTCATGGGCTACGTTGTCCCAACTTTTTCTGCTTTTTCTTTTTTCACTCCATTCCCATGGGGTGCCGACTGTATACCCAGCGGCAGCAACCCGATCTTGAACATCCCCATCAGTTGTTGTTTTGTGGTCCCCTGGGGCGTCACCTGTAACAACTGCGGACAATGTTCCTATAGAAGAAATTGTTTCCTCTGATAAACCTTCTCCTGGAAATTTACCGTTAAGAAAATTTTCTACTTCAGCGACAGTGTCTGTCTGTCTCGCCCATTTATAAGGGTCCGCTACTTCGACCAGTGCTTTCTGAGCGTCGGTAAGTTCATTTGGTCGCCCTGAACGCTGCCAAGATGCTCTAGGTGGTATCGGGGCCGAGTCCTTATAATCGAACTTCATTGGTTACCCCAATGCTTCGTAGGCGGCGACCTGCTTTTTTAAACAGTCGTAGGCGTTATATAAGGCGTGCTCTGAATCGACAGGGATAACGAAGGAACTATCAATGTCTTCAGGAGCCTCGGGCAGAGCAAGACAGAGTGCGTAAATGCAATACTCTAAATACTCTTTAGCCCGCGCTTTGGCGGTTGTTTTCTGAGCGTCGGTCAAGGCCATATCTACAGCCTATTACAGTGAATCGAGTTTTGCTTTAGCGGCAGACCACTTAGCGAGGGTGCCTTCTAAGGCAACTTCGTTAATATTCTTGTTACCGTAATCATCAGCGACTGCTTTAAAGTCCACTGAAAGGTCATCGGGGTCAATACCTAGACGCCAAGATGCTTCGTGAATTTCGTTCTCGATAGCAGCAAGTGCTCGTTGCAGCATTGACCTTTTGTCTGCGTTACTAAATGTTGTTGAGAAATCCATTCCTCATCCTTCGGCCAAATCGGGTTTTCTAAGGGCTACGTTATCAGCGACTATTTGGTTTAGTTTAGAGGCTAAACGTATAGTCACTCTTTACCCTCTCTCACCCTTTACATATGGTGAGACAGAATAGTAATAACTAACAGGCCGACTATCCCGCAAGGAGTTACACATGGCCGCTTCAACAAGCGCAATTACCTTCGACGTAAAGGATTGCAAGGTCTATACGATTACTGCTGACGCAAGCGGTAGTGCAACGACCTTCGGTTCTGGCGTCGATGTCCCCGGTATCCAGGAAGTATCCCTGGAGCCAAACTTTATAACCAATGAGTTGAAAGGTGACGGCGGTGTTGTTCTTGCCAAGAAAGGTAAGATTGACCGTCTCAACTTCTCATGTACATACAGCGAACTTTCCATGGAGGTGCTTGCTGTTCTACTTGGACAGACAATCACAGCAGCAGGAACAGGCACATCAGAGACAGCACTTTTGCCTATCGATGACACTTCGCTTCCGTACTTCAAGGTTGGTTTCCTAATTGACGATCTACAGACATCTGGAGATTCTCTTGCCACCGTTTTGGTGACATTGCAGAAAGCCCAGTTGACTGGTGGTTCGTTGGTATCAGGTTCTACTGACACCTTCAACACTCCGAACTTCACCGCTGAGGCTATTAAGCCTGCCGGTACACCAGTTCGGTACGGAGCAATATCATTCGCTGAAACAGCAGAATCGCTCTAAATAACTAAAAAACCCAACTAAAAGCGGGATTTAAGAGGACGACAGCCTTTGAGGGCTGTCGTCCTCTCGCGCTTGGGGTACATTAGTAAGTATGGAATACACGCCCGAAATACTCAGGAATAAAGGTGTTCCCGTTGAGGTAGCCGATGTGATTCACATCGATGGTGACTGGCCACTCCAGTACACGCCTGAAGGGGAACTAAAGACAGAGACCATCTACGTCAAATTCACGCACAATATCATTGCTGATATTGAGGAATTATGGGGTGGTCTAGAGGTATGGCAAGAGCAGATGCAATCAAAACCTGTATCTACATTAAGGAGAATTCTTTCTTTGATAGAGAAAGAACCCATTGAAGTGACTGGTGCCCGCATGATTGATGGGCGTCTCCCAGAATATAGCAATGCGATCGGAGTAGCCTGGGCTATGGCAAACGGCGTAAACCCCGAGATAGCGAGTCAACTCCTAGCGGAGGCGGAGATAGGGGTGGGCTCGCAGATAGAGATGCTAAATCAGGAACTAAAAGAGAATCTAAATCTGGATGGGACTACCCCTGGTCAAAAGCCATCGCAGCCTGGTGCCAAACAGGACAAAGATACGAAGACTTCTGGGAAGCCAGCCCAGCCCAAGTCATAGCCGCTGTTTCCGTTGAGGACAATAAGACTAAAAAAACCAAGGATGTCGGTGACGTACAGAGATTTGCTGCCGCATTGGGCGGTGGACTAGTAAAAGACACGTTTGACCCCAATGACCCGTTTGGAGATTAGCGAAATCAGTAGAAGAATGGTGTAATGGCAATCCAGTTACCACCTCTTGTACAAACTATTGTCCTCGACCCCACTGGGGTTAAGGCAGGTGCTGGTGCATTCGCTAAATCGATGAGCAGTGTTAATAAAGCAACCAATGTTGCTAACAACGGGATGGTTGGCTTATCAAGCAATTTAAGCACTGTCGCTTTCCGTGCTCAAAGTGCGGGTAGAGCCCTTCGTAACAAATTAGGGTTGCCTCTCATAGCGATAGGTGGTCTCGCGGCTAAATCTTTTTCTGACTTTGAATCGACCATGACTCGCATTGAGTCTTTGGTGGGTGTTTCTGCTGCGGGTGTTTCTAGATTCGCTGATGCTGTTCAAGAGGTTTCACGGGAAACTGGTCGAGGCCCTAAAGAATTAGCAGAAGCCATGTTCTTCATTTCATCTGCTGGTTTGCGTGGTGCTGCGGCAACCGACGTTTTAGAACAAGCCGCTAGAGCAGCGGCCCTTGGGCTTGGTCAAACAAAAGTGGTTGCTGACGCTGCCACTTCAGCGATTAACGCTTATGGTATTGAGAACTTGGGTGCTTCAGCAGCCACAGATGTTCTTGTTGCTGCTGT